TACTGTATTTGGTACTGCAATACATGAAGTATTACAACATTATTTAGATGTAATGTTTGATACAAGTGCAGCTAATGCAGATAAAATTGATTTAGAAGAATTATTTCAAGAAAAATTTATAGGTGAATATCAAAACCAATATAAGAAAAATAAAGAACAACATTTCTCCTCAGCTGAAGAAATGAGGGAATTTTATGAAGATGGAGTTGGCATTTTAAATTGGTTTAAAAAGAAGCGAGCTAAATATTTTTCAAGACGAGGTTGGCATTTGGTTGGGTGTGAATTACCCTTAGTTATTTCACCTAATAAAATGTACAATAATATAAAATACACAGGATTTTTAGATGTTGTTTTATATAATGAAAAATATGATACTTTTAAAATTATAGATATTAAAACCAGTACCAAAGGTTGGAATGCTAGAGATAAGAAAAATGAAGATAAACAATACCAATTACTTTTATATAAACAATTTTTTAGTGAACAATATGGTATTCCTTTAAAGAATATTGATGTTGAATTTTTTATTGTAAAAAGAAAAGTATTATCGTTTGATGATGAAAATATAATGTCTCCCCATCAAGCGTATAGAGTACAAACATTTTCCCCACCTAGTGGAAAAATTAAATTAAGTAGAGCTAAAAAAGCAATAAGTAATTTTATAAATGAATGTTTTAACTCAAATGGAGACATTAAAGATATAGAATATCCCAAATCTGTTTCAAAATGGAATTGTATGTTTTGTCCCTTTAAAGAAGATAAAGAAACTTGTGGAGAAGGTATAATTTACTAAAGTTTCAATATATTTATATATAAACGTTTTAATTAATGAAGATTATGAGTCAAACTAAAGAAATGACACTTACAAGTGTTAAAGTTAAAAGCGATTTATTTGAGAATTTTAAAATTGAATGCGTAAAGCGAAAGTTTTCATTCCAAAAACTTGCCGATCGAGCTTTGTTTTTGTATCTTACAGATGAAGATTTTCGTAAACAAATTTCAAACCAAACAAATCTCGAACTATAAATCTAAAAATAAATGAATCAAAGTTTTAAACACCTTCCTAAAGATAAAAGGAAGAAAATTCTACTCATTTGTGATGATATTAGAGTACATTCAGGAGTAGCAACTGTAGCTAAAGAAATTGTATTCCATACAGCTCACCACTTTAATTGGGTTCAAATAGCAGGAGCAATCAAACATCCTGATAAGGGAAAAAAGTTAGATTTATCTGCTGATTTAAATAAACAACTTGATATTGATGACACTAATGTCCATATCTACCCAGTAGATGGTTATGGTAATCCGCAGTTACTACGCCAAGTAATCAAGGGAGAAAAACCTGATGCTATAATGTTAATTACAGATCCTAGATACTTTACTTGGGTGTTTGCTATGGAGCATGAAATTCGTAAAAATATTCCTATTACTTATTTGAATATTTGGGATGATTATCCTGCTCCAATGTATAATAGAGCATACTATGAAGCTTGTGATTTATTAATGGGGATTTCTAAACAAACTGTTAATATTAATAGAATTGTATTAGAAGAAAAAGCTAAAGATAGATTGTTAAAATATATTCCTCATGGTTTAAATAATGAAGTTTACTTCCCAGTTGATAAAGATAATAAGGAATTAGTTAAGTTTAAAAAGAATTTATTTGGTAAACGAAATCCTAAATTTGTTTTATTTTTTAATTCTAGAAATATTAGAAGAAAACAAACATCAGATGCATTAATAGCATTTAGAGCATTTTTAGATACCCTCCCAAAGGAAGAAGCTAGAGATTGTTACTTTGTATTACACACAGAAATTGCTTCAGAACATGGTACAGATTTAGGTGTTGTAAAAACTTACCTTTTTGAAGAAGATTACCCAGATAATGTGATTTTTTCAACACAAAAATATTCTCAAATTCAACTAAATTATTTGTATAATCTAGCTGATGTTCAAATATTATTAACTTCAAATGAAGGATGGGGGTTAACTTTAACTGAATCACTTTTAGTAGGAAACCCAATTATAGCAAATGTGACCGGTGGAATGCAAGATCAAATGCGATTTGAAGATGAAAATGGAGATTGGATAGATTTCTCAGCAGATTTCCCTTCAAATCATAGGGGAACCTATAAAAAACATGGTGAGTGGGCTTTTCCAGTCTATCCTTCTTCTAGATCAGTACAAGGTTCAATCCCAACTCCTTACATTTATGATGATAGATGTAGATGGGAGGATGCAGCAGATAGAATAAAAGAAGTTTATGATTTAGGTCCTGAAGAAAGAAAACGAAGAGGATTAAAAGGTAGAGAATGGGCTTTAAGTGATGAAGCTGGATTTACCTCTAAACATCAAGCTAATAGAGTAATGGAAGCTTTTACTGAATTATTTAAAACTTGGAAACCAAGAGAAAAATATGAAATAGTAAACGCTACTGAATTTAAAGGAAGAACATTAAAACATAAATTAATATACTAAGTTATGAGTAAACCGTTATATGTAATTAGTTGCCCATTTGATACTTACTCTGGGTATGGAGCTAGAAGTAGAGATTATATTAAAGCTGTTTTAGAATTAGATCAATTTGATGTTAGATTAATCCCACAACGTTGGGGGGAAACAGCTTGGGGGTTTTGTGAAGATTTCCCTGAATGGAAACATCTATATGACTTAGTAATCCCAGGAGGAAAATTAGAAACCCAACCTGACGTATGGACTCAAATTACTATTCCAAATGAATTCCAACCAGTAGGGAAATATAATATTGGTGTTACAGCAGGTGTTGAATCAACAGTATGTGCCCAAGATTGGGTTGAAGGGTTAAATAGAGTTGATGTTACTTTTGTTTCATCAGAACATTCTAAAAAGGTATTTGAAACCGTTCAATATGAAAAAAAGGATAAACGAACTGATCAAGTAGTAGATATTATAAAATTACAAAAACCTGTAGAAGTATTATTTGAGGGAATGAATTTAGATATCTATAAAAAAATTACTCCTAAAGAAATTGTTGACATTGATTTAAGTTCTATTAAAGAAGAATTTTGTTATCTTTTTGTAGGACATTGGATGGCAGGTAATTTAGGACATGACAGAAAAAATGTAGGGTTATTAGTAAAATCCTTTTTAGAAACTTTTAAAAATAAACCTGGTAAAAAACCTGCTTTAATCTTAAAAGCATCCATAGGATCTAATTCTTATTCATCTAGAGAAGAAATTCTAAAACGAATAAATAAAATTAAAGCTACAATACCATCCAAAAATTTACCTAACATTTATGTTTTAAGTGGAGAATTTAGTGATGAAGAAATGAATCAACTATATAACCATCCTAAAATAAAAGCTATGGTAAGCATAACTAAAGGTGAAGGATATGGAAGACCTTTATTAGAATTTACAGCAACAGGTAAACCTATTATGGCTAGTGGATGGTCAGGCCAAGTTGACTTCCTTAAACCTGATATGTCATTTTTATTGCCTGGTAAATTAGAAAATGTTCATAAAAGTGCAGCTAATAAGTGGTTATTAGAAAGTGGACAATGGTTTACTCCTGATCTTGCTACTTTAGGAAATGTTTTTAAAGATATGGTAAAACATTATAAAAAATATTTAGCAGGTGGTAAAAAACAAAAATATTATGCTAAAAAGAATTTTTCATTTGAGGCAATGAAAGATTTACTAGGAAAACATTTTGATAAATACATTCCTAAATTTCCAACTAAAGTAGAATTAAATATCCCAACCCTAGAAAAAATAGACTAATGAATTTTGATGATTTAATAGAATGTACTAGATGTGGTAGTGATGCTTGTTATAAGCAAGAAGTAAATCAAGAAATTACTCTTGAGATGTGTTTTGGTTGTGGCTTTCAACATAATTCAATCATGACAAGTGGTAGTCAATTTCTCCATGAACAATTAGAAACTCTTCCTGAATTACATAAGGCATTAATGGATGAAGAAGAAGATAGTGGGAAAGTATGGATGCCTACTACAATTAATATCCCAGATAAAGGAATGATATTTGCTGAAGGAAATAAAAGAGATAATTGGGCTTGGGCAGCAGTAAAAGCTATACCTGATGATGAAAAACAATTCAAAACAGATATGTCTTCAGCTAAACATTTCCCAGAAAGAGATTTTATAGGAGCTTTAAGTTATATAGGAGTATTACCTGAATAAAAATGAGAATATTAGTAACTGGTGGTGGTGGTTTTATTGGAAGTAATTTAGTTAACTATTTACTTAAGGATCCCACTGTAAGAGTTTATAGTTTAGATAATAACCCTCGCATTAAAAATAAAGATATAAATAATTTTCTTTTAGATGTAAAAGATATTAATGAAATATCCTTCAAACCAGATATTATTTACCATCTAGCAGCTCAATCTAGAGTTCAACCCTCATTTAAAAACCCAAAACAAAGTGTAATAGACAATGTAATGGGTACTTTAGAAGTTTTAGAATATACTAGAAAAAACAAATGTAAAGTAGTATATGCAGGTTCATCATCTAAACACTTTGACCACTCAGCTTCACCATATTCTTGTTCAAAATATATGGGTGAGTCACTTTGTAAAATGTATAAAAAAAGTTTTGGTTTAGATATTGAAATAGCTCGTTTTTATAACGTATATGGACCTAATGAAGATTTAAATCCCATAGATGGAAACGTAATTGGAATTTGGAGGTATAATGTTTCTAAAGGAAAAAAATGTAAAATAGTAGGAGATGGAGAACAAGAAAGAGATTTTATTCATGTCCAAGATATTGTTGAAGGGTTAGTAGCTATTGGAGAGGGAATTTCTAGTCATGAAGACGCTTGGGAATTAGGAACAGGTTCAACTACTAGTATAAATAATTTAGCTGTAATGTTTCATGAACGTTTCGGTGCTACTTTTGAATACATTGATGACCAAAAAGGAAATATGAGACAAACAAAATTAGTAAATAACGATACTTATGAAAAGTTAGGTTGGAAACCTAAAAAGAAATTAGTAAATTATATAATGGGATTATGAAAATTTCTTACGCTATTACTGTTTGTAATGAATTTGTAGAAATACAAAAACTATTACCTTTTCTTTTAGAAAATAAAAGAGATGAAGATGAAATTACTATTTTGTTTGATGTTCAAGGTGGATCAGATAAAGTAGAAGAATATTTAAGAGCAAAATCCGTTAATGGTGAATTTAATTGGGTTAAGAATAATTTTAAAGGACACTTTGCTGATTGGAAAAACTATTTAACCACACTATGTTCAGGTGATTATATTTTCCAAATTGACGCTGATGAAATCCCAATTAAATATCTAATTGATAATTTACCCACTATATTAGAAAGTAATCCTGATAATGAAGTTTATTTAGTTCCTAGAATTAATACAGTAGAAGGGTTAACTGATGAACATATTAAAAAGTGGAGATGGAATGTAAATAAAGATGGATGGGTTAATTGGCCTGACTATCAATGGCGTATTTGGAAAAATAAACCTGAGATAAAATGGGTAAATAAAGTGCATGAACGATTAGATGGTTTCAAAACTTATGCTGCTTTACC